TTAAACGGGTCGCCGGTTAATGGAATGAACATAACTTTTTTCATCTTTGGGTATTTCAAAATTGCACAATATATTTAGTTTCCCATCTTGCGATATGTCTATTCGCTTAATTATCGAATCCAGCAATGTTTTCCGTTGAACTTGACTAGCTTCCTTAAACACAATAGAAAAATTCTTTAATGCATCTAATACAATATTTTGTTCAATCTCTTTATCATTGTTCTCTTTTATTGATTGCTGCAGAGACTCCAACTTTTCTTCAATTTCTTTTTTCTTTAAAAGTGTTTCAGTGTAACTCTTTTCGTAATCAGTTATTATTTCTTCATAAAGTGGGCTCTCTGGGCTTACCCTTTTCATCAAGTTCATTATAGAAACAAGCTCACTTTGAAGCTCTTTTAACTCAGCTTGAGCGGAGACGATATCCGTTTCAATTGTGCTTTTTCCTTGGTCTATCCCTTTTAATATTTCTTCTTTTAAATTGTCCTTATTAAAGCCGTCAAACATTTCAAGTAATTTACTGACAACAAAATCCTCAAGGATATTCTGTTTAAAATTCTTACTTGGACATATTTCATTTCTGCTTGTTTTGTCTTTATTCTGTTTAGAAGCACAGACATAATAGCAATACTTTTCATTGTTACGTTCTTTTTTTAAAACAGTTCTTGATTGTATAGGGCTTCCGCATTCGGAGCAATATACTAATCCAGTTAGTAAAAAAGTTGTACTAAATTTACGGGGAGCTGATATGGATTTCTTAGATTTCATTTCATAAATCTTTTCTTGTTTGTCCAGTGTTCTTATCGCCTCATGGAATCCTTTTTCCCGAACAAATTTGTCTTGGTCATACTGTAGGTGTTTATTGCCTTCTTTTGAATACTCTATGATACCAGCATAAAAAGGGTTGAAAAGAACACCTTCAACTGCACTCTCAGTCCAGTACGTTTTTCTCCCCTTATATACAACTCTTTTTATATCCGCTCCTTTCTTTCTTTTACCCAAATGCTTCACTTCGTGCCCGTTCATATATCTTGTAATTGACCCTACTCCAATACCATTTAAATAAAGATCCTCAATTTCAATTAATGAAGGGATAACTTCTTTTATGACTACAATTTCCTTGTTTTTATTTAAATCATATCCATATGGCAATGTTCCGCCTGTCCATCTTCCTTTTGCTGCTATACTAGCCCTTGTCTCTTTTACCCGCATTGAGGTATTGTTTGACTCCATGTTTGCCAAGAAACCTAAAACTGGTTCCATTATCCCCCTTACCATTGGGTTTGAGGAAATCGGCTGTTCTTCCGCTGATGTAAATTCAATGTCACAATTATTTTTAAAGATTGTATCAAGGATTGTAAGCCAATCTTTTTGTATTCTGGATAGCCTGTCCCTTTTATACGCAATTACTTTATTAATCTTTCCATCTTCTATATCTTTAAGAAGTTCCTGAAGCACTGGCCTTTGTTTAATGGAATTCTTTGATGCGGATACCGCTTCTTCAATATACTCTTTATAAAGAATGCCATCACGTTCCTTGATAAACTTGTAGGCTCTTTCTCTCTGCATCGGTATTGAATCCTTAGTTACCTGTTTAACATCAGAAACCCTAATTAAAACACCGTAAGTGTCTTTCTTTGTCTTTTCCTCTATTGTGTCAATTTTATCGACACGACTTTTATGATGTTTAAAAACGTCTTTAATGTCAGTCAATTTAACCCCACCCCAAAATTCAACTATACGTATTATATAATATTAAAAAGGGCAGCCATTAAGCTCACCCTTCATTTTTTTGTTTTTTATCTATGTAATCAATAACCATTCTGCTGACTTGTTTAACGAACTGTTCATATTTCTCGTTCTCATTATCACTATAGATAATCTCCCCCATTTTCGGTCTATTTCGGACTCCTCCCATTTGTTCACCTCGCTTAGTCTAAAGACGTAGTTTATAACTCATGCCGAACGAGCGGCTGTATTATCTCTTTAGTTATGCGACTATTCCACTTTCGATACAACACTCATACCATAAGGTACTGTACTAGTCGCACATCCAAATCGAAACTTTATCCTCAATCCACATGTTTTAAAGTAAGGACTCATTCATTAAGAGTAAGTCACTTGATTAACGATTTAAAATAACCCGAATTGCACGTAACTCGGCAATATCCTTTTGTGTGTAAATTTTATATTCCCTACCCTGATCATCCATTGGACAATAAGCCAACCTTTCAATATTAAGACTTCGGAATAGTTCGGCAGCATAATTAAATGCTTCTCCTTCATTAATAAACAAAGCCAGAGTAGTAGGTGCATATTCGGCCGGCGACTCCTCATTCACAATACCTACCTGAACAAATTCACGGCCTATTGCGTCCACTGTGGGCTCAACAATAATTTTATTGAATCCTTCTTCTTTAATGCCCTCTTTTAGTCTGCCAATAAATCCTCGATTTTTTGGTTCTTTTAATTTTATTTCGTCATCAAGCCAATCCATAATTTCTGTATAGTGTGTAATATCCTCTGCGCGAACCTCACTATTTTCAAATGAGTTCAAGATATGCGTAAGAAACTCTTTTTCTTTGCCGTTTTCAATAAAATACTTGGTGATATACTCTTTAAATTCATAAAAATCATTAACAAGGTTGTTGTTTTGCTTCTGCAGTTCTTTGTGTTTTTGCTCTAATGATTTATTTTCTTTAGTGTTAATGTTTAATTTCAATTTTAAATTCTCCTTTGAAATGATTTTAAAATGCTCAATGACTTTCTTGCTCCCATCTAGTGCTTAAATGCTCTTCCCTTCCAGGGATTCTCCGTTTTGTTTTAAATCTGTTTGCCATGATGAAAAATCATCTAACATCGCTTCAAAGAAATCTCGATATCTTTCATCTAATTTGTCTGATTCAATCATTGATTTAACATAGCTTTTAAATTCATCGGTTACACCTTTGGCTTTCATGAAGTCTCTAACAATTTCGTACGAGGTAAAAAGTTGACTTTCAATTGTACTGAACATTGTTTTCCAAAGCATTTCACTCTTCTTCAAATCGTGATTCTCAATCATAACTTCTTTAAACTCTTTCTCAATCAATGTTGCGTTCATTATGTAAGCTCCTTTTTAAATAAAATTGTGATCTCACTGCCGATTTCATTTTCAAATATACTGATGAATTTTCTTATACCTTCACCCTCAAATCCCTTTCTGATCGGGATATAAAAAATCCGGTCATCTATTTCCCTATTATTTGTCTTAATAGGAGAATCTTCTTCTAACTTATCCCACAAAGCTTTCTTGATCGCCTGGACTCTTTCCACGTCATCTGCAGTTGATTCTTCTGCATATTCCATGATGAAACAGTCATCAATTATGTAATCCACTGTGTAGCCAGCAACTTTTTTCATGTGCTCGTAGTATTGGCCATCAAGCATGCCGCTTATCACAATATCTAACACAGTTCTGTTTTCACCTTTAATCAATTGTTTTAGGTCTTCAATCTCTCTTTTTAATACAGCTTCTTTTTTTTCGAGCGGGATTCTTGGCTCTATTTCATATTCGTCGTCTATTTGTTTTTGCAAATCCTTGAGAGCTGCTTGTTTATTCTCAAGTGTTTTCTTATGAAAATTTATTAAAGTGCCCATTTAGATTCTCCACTTATTTTATTTTATCGTTAATTATAAGTTTTAATTGTTCATGCTCTTTACCACCGCCCTACAACAAACCTAGTAAGGTGTGCTCCTCTCTTATTTTTTTGTGAATTCCCCATTGTATATTTCCTCCAAATCTAATATCTTGTTCCTTTGTTCTTTTGTCATTGCTTCCCTATGTAACTCAGTTACATTCGACCGCTTTGCCAACTGCTTAAACTCATGATATTTAGGCGGATAATATTCTTTAAACCACTTTTCAACCTTAACCGGTGACACTTGTCCGAATCCAAATTTAACAAGGGCTGCTTTACGAAAAGATGGGTCTTTCATTATCTGTTCATAAATAGTTAATTGCTCCATTCAAACACTCCAATTCTTATAAGCTATTTTTAATGTGAATTGTTTCAGCTACGTAAGGCTGACCTGTTTCGTCTGTTTCAACTTTACATAACAACTTCTTCTGATAATGCCCATTCCTTTTTATCTCCCTCATTAATTCTTCACTGATTTTATTTTTATCCACAAAAGCTTTAGGGCAATATTCAGACCTCACAAATCCATAATCCTTGTTTTTGCCCAATTGCCATAACTCCATTTCGTGAAAACCATCTTCAGTAAAGGAATTAAAAGCGCTCAACATTGCTCTAATGTCTTTTTTGAGATTTTCTTCATAATGTCTATATTTTATTTTCTTGCATACTCCGTGTTTTAAGTTGTACGGCATATCAATGTTTACCCTTTTGTCGCCAAGTTCTTTAATTATTACAACATGTGTCCCTGGATATTTGTGTGTAAAGATCATTTGTGCTTTCAAAGATTCATTATAGAAAGTGTTTTCATCGTTACTTTGAACAAATCCAAATTCCTTAGCAACCTTTTTTGTATTGGTCAACATGTATTTAGCCTTTTTATTATTTCACTCAAAATTAAGTGAATTTTGTCCCTCATCTTCTTCATTTAACATCTTCTCATCCATATTTGCTATACAGTCATACACATATGCCTCTTTATCCGACTCAATACCATCAATAATCATCTTATAAAACTCTTCAAACGTTATGTAATCAGGGTATTTATTGATTTTTTTTAATGTGCCACAACTTTTATCCAAGGAAAGGAAATTGAGAATATCGTGTTTCTTTACTTTATTGTCTAGTACATTAAAAACCGAAAAAATATACGGCATTACAGAAATGAAAAGAGGTTCAAAGTTAATCAGTTCAGTGAAAACGTTCACAGATTCTGCTATTAATTCTTCAATATCCATATTTTGTTCTTTAGCATATTTAACTAAATCATATCGTACCTTCTTAGGATCCTCTAATAGTTCTTCAATATATAAATCATGATTCTTAGCAAGTTTTATAAAGACAAGTGATACTTTAACTAAATGTCTATTGATCTGTAATGCTATATCTTGATTGTTAACTCTCTTATACTCCCGATAAAATCGTTTATACACAGATAATACATTAAATGGTGAATACTCTTCATTCTTCTTTTTAAACAATTCCATATGCTGCTTGATGCTCTTATATTGTGTTTCACATTGAAAATCATCATAGTCATGCACTATTTTATCAGGATTTGAAAAGTTAACACTGACATTTGTCATAAGGCTCTTGTTTGTTTGTTGAAAGAGCTCCACTAATCTCTTTTGCAATTCTTGTTTATTTTGAAGAAGTTCTTTTCCTTCCTGAACTAATTTTTCCAAGGTATTACATTCATTTATAAACTGCTGTTTTAATTCAAAGACATTTTTCATTGTAAACACTCCTCTTGTTTATTGTTAGATATCGTCTCTTGGATGGATTCTAACACACCTTAAGAGCGGGTTTTAATCACTCTTAACCTGTCTTAAAACCCCATATTATAAAATCCTCTTATTCCATTTTTGAATAAAATCGTTATTTTATTTTTATTCTAAAAAACTGTAATAAAGGGGAGAGCTAAGAAATAGCCCTCCTGTACTTGGTTGGATACCTATGTAGCCTTATCCCCCACGTCCAATTGTTGCAACTTTAAATTGTGGTTCTTTAGCGTCTGCAGCAGCATTCATAGCCTTATTAGCTACAAAACCAATTACGGAAACGCTCAAAACAGCAACTGCCAAACCAATTTTCAACTTGTTTTTCATGTTCTCACCTCCTTTAAGTTGCCTTCCCTCACAAAGTGATTAATTCTAAAAGGGCTTTATTCTCACCCAATTTCTCCAGTTCGTCCAAAGGGAGTTTTACACAATACTTATCATCCGATAATTTAAAGTGTTTAACAGACTTGACGAAATAATCTTTACTTTTAGTCGCCAACCCTTTATAAAAGAAGTGAAAGCCAAGTAAGTTGTTATTCTGCTTTTCATTTTCAATTCTATCGAGAATTTGAAGTGCTTCAGCAATCTTCCCTTCATTTATAAATGAATAAGCCACGCCCTGCTGCTCCCCAACTTCTAATGAGTTATAATCAAGGTATTCATTTTTTTCACCATAGTAATTTTCCAGGAAGGATAACGATCTTCTAAGTTCTTTATAATGGGATTTTCCCTTTTCAGAATGCTCTAAGCCTTTTAAGAAGCTCTTTTTAGCCTCTCTATAATCTGAAAACAACAAAGTATTACCATGAATAAGATAACCATAAGCAAGAAAGCGGCTATCAGTAGCATGTTCAATGGTTAATCCTGCGTAGAATTGCGCTTTTTTCAGATCACCTAAGCCTAAATAAGCATTAGCTGACATAATCAGCAGTCTGCAACGGTATGACGCCTTAAAGAAGTTTTCATTTTCAATAGTGTCTAAATCAATCTTGTTGGCAATTCCATTCATAACCTTATATTCTGATAGGTTCAGATACTCAGGAAGGAGCATTAGTTCAGAAAAGACTTTTAGTTCAGGTATGTTGATATCCATACGTCCAATCATTTTGGATGCTTCATTAACAGTTAATTCGCCTTTGGCTAGTTTTCTATGTATGCTGTAAACTTCACTATACTGTTTTGCCTCTGTATTCTTCGAAAAACGTAGCTTTTCAATTAGAAGTTCCATTTCGTCAAAGTTTTCATTCAAATCTGCTAGTTCCAAAAATCTGATATCTTCGTTCAAACTTTCTTTTTCTAAACCTCTGTCCAATAAGTTCATTAATTGCTCCCCCTGTCAGATACCCGATACTTATTTTTTGTTTTTGTCTCTGTTAACAATATACCTCAGACTCTCGATTAGAGTCAATAACTTATTTTATTTTTATTCTAAAAATCCTTATTTTTCACTTTTAACCTCATCTAAACGGTGTTATAATTCAATTAGGCAGGAATTACTGTAACTATTTTTAGAATAAATTTAAAATAGTTTAGGTTGAGTTTCTTCTATTTAAAGCAAATATCTCTCATCCCTGCCCCGCTCTTTGACAACTTCATACGAATTTAGAATCAAATTAAACAAAAGGAGGAATTAAATGTCCCAAGAAACAACAATCAGATTAATGGTACATCCTGAAAAGTTCAATCACAAACCATCAAAGGAAGAAACTGTTCAGATTAATAACCGCATCCTTAGAAATCCAGCTACTATATCTATAGAAGATTTAGCAAAAGCCTTATCAAGCGGTCAATCGGTAGTAACTTCTCTCCTCTACCCAAAAGGAAAGAACATTAAAAGGACAGAAGAATACTGGAAAACACAACAATTCGTTGCCCTTGATTTTGACAATGAGAAGTTTATAAAAAAAGGTAAGGATAAAATTAAAATAAAAGACATTCAAATGACTTGGGAAGAAGCACAGCAAAACCCATTCTTTAAAAAACATGCTGCTTTTGCGTACAAAACATTTAACTTTAAAGATGACCACCCTAAATTTCGAGTGTGTTTCATTTTTGAACAACCTTTCCTTAATCTAAATGAATGCAAAAACACCATTAAACAGCTTTTAAATATCTTCCCGATGGCTGATCCGATCTCCAATCAAGGAAGCAGGTTATTTTTCGGCGGTACTGATTTACATATTTTCAACTATAAGAACACCTTGCCTATAAACCCAACCCTTTGGTTAAGTATATATGGTTATAATCTATTATACTTAAACCAAGGGTCAATACCTTATAAGAAGGTTAGCCATGAAATTATTAAGCATAAAAATAAAATAAGTGTATACAAAGAGAAAACGAATGTAGAGTTAATAAAGAACCTTGACGCTATAACCTTGTCTAACATACTGAACCCTCAGCCAATTGAATTACATAACCTAACTCAAATTAATGATTACATAAAAAAGCAGGATTTACGCAAGTTTTTAGGAGTTAATTCTAACTCTTTTCATGACTTATTCCATGAAGAACAATCACCAAGTGCAAGCGTTTATAAATCAAACACTGGTACTGGACACTGGATGTACAAGTGTCATTCATCCTCTTCTCCGTTTTGCGGAACAATATTTGAAGTGGTTGAGCGACTAACAGGGTTAGAACGATTGGATATAAAGAAATTCTTAATGAATGTATTTAAGATCACTCTTAAAGAATCTAAGCTCCAAATGGAACTAAAAGCAGAAATTGATGAGTATAAATACATTTTGCAGTCTCCTGATTTTAAAGAAATGTATCCAGACGCTTTTAAACTTTTAAATAAACACAGATATATTGATGACTTTTACATAATTCTTGACCTTGCAAAAGAGAATTTATCAGGGGATATACACGATAAAAGAAAGTTGTTTTTTCATTCGTTAAAAACCATTGCTGAAAGGTTAAACAGAAGTGAACCCACTACTTCCAGCCGCATTACTTTCTTTGTATTTCTTAAAATGTTATGCAAATTGGAAGACAATGAAATCCCGCCACATATCCTGAAGATTCAAAAGAGGAATCAAAGAAATAACAAGTTCAAACGTCGAAACAATACATATGAAATTTGCAATTACGGCTCATTTTTATTTCAAGAGATTAATAGTCGCTGCCGGGAATGGAATGAAAAAGGATTAACCACTAAGAGCATGAATCGTGAAGGGATATACCGGAATTTTGGAAAAGCCGAAGCAGATCGAATATTCCCTCAAGATAAAAGCGCTAAATTGCCCCAACTCCATGATGACGTTATAAGCCATTTAACATTGACTTTGAATAAATTAATTCAATCTAAAGGGTGGACTACAGAAAAAGAAGTAATAGATGAAACAGCGCTATACTTCAGAGGCCAAAAGCAACTAAAAACAGATTTAATTAAGAAGTCAATTGGAGGTCTTTTAGACAGCTATGATCTTAAAAAGATATCGAGCAACAAAAAACTAAAAGCACAATACGGTATCACAGAAGACCATATGCCGAAATTGAGCTTTCCTAAATTAATTGTTAAAAATCAAAAATAAGGAGTCGAGCCAAGCCCTTGAATAAAACAACTCAAAACCTCTCTAAGCAAATTTACATGTATGGTGTAAAAACCGAAGCATTTCACACGCCTAAAGAACAGGAGCATCAAGTAATAAAGGATGCGTATTTGAAAATGAAAGGCAGAATTAAGAAGTATAAGAAGCGGTTAGACAAGTTTATTGGGGAATACAATAGTATTATTAAGAGTAAAAATAAATTAAATTCATACGATAAACAACTGCTTAATGACCTCCAGACAAAAACTTTTAATCATAGGAAGTACAACGAGATTTTTCTTGAGTACGTCATTTGCAGTATAGACAAGCGAAAACTTGTTCCCAATCCCGATTCCCGTCTGTACAAGTATTTTGAGGTGTGCGAAACTGCAATTGATGCTTGCACTAAAAAGCTAAAAGAATGCTATCCAAAGAACAAGAAAATCCGCTCTCTTCGTCCTGATGCCCTTAATATGAAGAATATTATCAACCAATTTGATTCCTCCTTAATACGGACATTAGGTATTAAAGAAAACGAAATTACAAAGGATATCATATCTGTTGAGGTATTCAGTCATGCGGTATTCAAGGATATTGTCACTAAAGGGTTCAAGTACAATAATCAAAAATATGAATATTTCACATCAAGTGCTGGAATGATTCGCAATAAAAAGAACATCTTTATCCGCTCCTCAGTTTTAAAAAAGCATAAAAATAAAATAATGTGCGGTCTCAATGAAGATGTTATTAATAATAAAGGCGGCATGAATGTAAACAAGTTCAACGCCTATTTAGCCCTTTGCCTTACTGCAAGCACTGTCTGGCAGGGTTTTGATATTAACAAGTGCATTGTTGTTGATGATTTTAAGACAGTCCTAAAAGGCAGAAATGTCGATTACATAGATAAGCAGTATAATATTCAAAGAAAGCGCATGGACATCGCAATTGAGCATATGGATGGAGCGGGAATAATGCTGCCCAAAGTAACTGAGAACAATAAATGCTTTCAGTTTAGATTGCCCTTTTTTAAAGGATTGCTTGTCCCCTTCCCTTTTGATGACTTTATATCTGAGTATGTCGAGGAAGATTCATGTTTAGTCAAAGATATCTACGGTAAAGAATGGGACATTATTAAAGATGATATCCAAATTATCTTCACCAAAAGCCAGTTTAAAATGTGGAAGTATTATGATTCATGGCAGCATTACAAAAACACATTTATTAGTGAGGGCTGTGAAGCTTCAAAATGTGATGTTGAACCCGATAAATTCAAAGATCAACCGCTCAACTACCAAGTGTTACAGACTTTAGGTGACATGAGTGATGACGATTTAACGTATTTTGCTCAAAATACAAACGATGAATTATCAAAAATCGGTGAATCCGAAGAAACAATGCTCCGTTTTTTACGGGCTGATGATTCAAATGAAAAAAAGGATTTTTATCAAAGCGCAATTGCAATATATCCCCCTCTGCTTTCAGATGAATATTCAAAACAGATCATCAAAGACTCTAAAAGAAGTATGATCAATAATGCTAGAGCGGGTAAAATTAAGCTTAAAAATTCAAAAAGAACCTATATTGCTCCTGATGTATTTGCTTTTGCCCAATGGCTATTCTTAAAACACCAGGAGCCGGCCGGTCTTTTAAAGAATGGTGAAGTTTATTGTAGCCTCTTTGAAGAACAGGAGTTAAACGTCCTCCGCTCCCCTCACCTATACAGAGAACACGCTATAAGAAAAAACACATTGGGTGAAGAGAAAGCAAGGTGGTTCGTCTCTAAAAGCATTTACACCAGTATCCATGATTTAATCTCAAAGTTATTAATGTTTGATGTAGACGGAGACGATGCTTTAATTGTTAGCAATAGGCGCTTTATTGATATTGCCAAAAGACATATGAAAGGGATTGTTCCACTTGAGTATGAGCTTTCTGTGGCCAAGTCACAGGAATTAAATAAACAGAATATATATGATGGTTTAGTTGCTGCCTATTCAAAGCAAATAGGCATTGTATCAAATGAGATAAGCAAGGTTTGGAACTATGTTGCTCAAGAAAATGCCACTGATAAAGAAAGAGAGGCGCTTGATGCTGAAAAACTGGATGTAGTCAAATTCTTATGCATGGAATCAAATGCAACTATTGATTACGCTAAAACCTTATGGATGCCTGAAAGACCTCATAAGGCTAAAAATAAAATAAGTGGATATACAAAACTAAATCTTCCCCACTTTTTTGTGTATGCAAAAGGAAAAGCGAAAGATGAAGTTGAGCCATTAAATAGTTCTGTGGTAAACCGTTTAAGGAAAATTATCAACCCTTCACGTATCTACTTTAGAGACATTAAAAAGAAACTGGATTACAAAAACCTTTTAAACGTTCAGAAGGGTTCTAATTCACAGGAAGATATACAAGCAGCGCAGGAAATTGTAAACCTTTATTGTGAACTCAAAGACAGCAAAAGGAAGTATCTTAAAGATAAGCGGAAGAATAAAGAATATAGAGATAAGAAGAAAAGTGAAATGAATCAATTCTTTTACGATCATATTAAGGAAAAACTTTTGGATAAAGGTAATGAGCATAATAAAGATATTGATTTTGTTGTGAATACGCTTGTAACCTATCTATACTCTAAAAAGGAAAAAGCGCCTTATAAATTAACCCTTTGGCGTAGTTTTGGTAATGTGCTTTTACGGAATTTAAAAAGGAATGTCCTAAATATCACATCTTGTCTGGATTGTGGCTGTACAATTGATAACCCTCGGAGAAACCCATCAAGATGTCAAATTTGCAAAAAGTCTCACGATGCAAAAATGAATAGAAAAAGAGAAAAGAAAAGTCGAAATTTAAAAAAGTCTAATGGTTAATTGTCTATTTTAAATTTATCCAAATAAGAAAACCCTTGGTATGACTAGCTTTTCCACTTTAATATATAGCCGAGATAATGGACGTAAGGGGAGAATGCTTCGCTCCCCCTAGCTTCCTATTATTGGCGTTCAATTGCTGTGTTACTTGAAGATATTCTTGCTCTTCGTCTGATGAAAGGGTTCTTGATTCCTTAGCTTTTTGCAGTTCTTTGTACTGGCTAATCTGTTTGTCTTTCCAGTTCTCGATCTCTAGTCAATAATAGGAAGCACTATCACCTTTAAGTCTTAGAGGTGCATTAAGGGTTTGGCTCGATCAGCAACTTTAAGCTTGGGGTTGCTGATCACCTTTTTTTCATTAAATTAATTACATTCATAAATTTAATTTAAATAGGAGGATTTAAATTTGCTAAATATTGAGGAGCGTTATTTGCTTCATATGCAACTTACAAAACAAAGAAAAATGAAAATTAAAGAAATCGCAGCATCAGTTTATCGCACCCCTTCCCTTATCTCAAGATATTTCAATGGAAAGTGTAATGTATCTGCTGAAGTTGAAAACGCCTTGGTCAACTTAAATAAAGATACGACTGGAATTTAGGAGAATAAAAATGAATACTCCTATCTCAAACTCCCCCGATTTACACTCAATCCCACCCACTGGAAACTCCACGTTTTCAGGTTACCGTGTTGATTTTTCAGGTTACGGTAGGGTGTACTCCCTTAAAACAAAAATGTACTTATCCCATTTCCCAAACAACACAGGTTACGTTTACGTTAATTTAATTGATGATAATAAGAAGGTCATTAATGTTGCTTTACATAAAGTTATCTGGAGTGCTAAAGAAAATATGCCGCTCTCTTATTTAAAAGAAAATAATCTTGATATTCATCATATTGACGGTTTTACATTCAATAATAACCCCGCTAACCTCACAAGCCTTTCTAGGAAAGACAACCTTTGTGAAAAAATCACTATACAGAGAAAGAAACTTCAAAACAGATTAGATACCGCAAAGAAAATCATCTCACTTAGGCAACAATTTGAAAATGAGGGCTATAACATGTTTGACCCGGAAGACTTTTTCAATGTAGCACGGTTTATTAGTGTCACATTTAATAAGTCATATAGAGCGGTTTCAGAAATATTAAAAGAAAAGAAATATGCAAATGTTATTTAATCGGAGCTTTTTAATTTAACTAACTCAAAGGAATGATTATGTCTAATTCACAATTTATAGGTCAGCTTAAACAAAACAATATACAAATCAATAACCTTAAAGATCAATTTTACAGAACTGAAGCTCATATGTCTGCTCATGAAAACCGTTTATCTGAAAAAGTTGATGATTTCATGGAGAAGCAGAATTTCGATTTAAAAATGCACACTCTGAACACTGAGAATCCCCATCATGTCACAAAAGAACAAGTCGGTTTATCAAACCTAATCAATGAAGAACAGGCCACCAAAGAGGACTTTAACATTCATCTGAATGATAAGGAAAATCCCCATTCAGTTTCTAAAAGCCAAGTTGGTTTGTCTAAGGTTGATAATGTACAGCAAGCAGCAAAAACTGATTTTGATGCCCATTTAGAAGATAAAGACAACCCACATGGAGTAACAAAAGCGCAGATAGGGCTATCTGCCGTAACAAATGACGTACAAGCAAAGAAAGAGGATTTTGACAAACACACCTCTGACACTTCAAATCCTCATAATGTTACCGCTCTACTGGTAATGTGGAGAATATTCAGCAAGCCGCTAAAAGTGATTTTGATAATCATTTGGACGATACTAATGTTCATATCAGCAAGTCTGATCGAGAAAAATGGGACGCTGCTCAACTCTCTAAAATAACCAAGGATAACGGTTCTGTTCTAATCAATGTATCCCAAGGAGTTGATTTTCAGAGTGTCGCAATAGGCCAAAGAAAGACATTTACCTTCTATACGGCGGAAACAGGTATTAATACACCACCCGTACCAACCCGTGGAATGTACCTCTACTCTTCCTCAACGTATGGAGAAGCTACAGCTTTCGGTAATGATGGGAGCTTATGGAGAAAGTCTTTATCGAGCGGCGTATGGTCTGATTGGGTAAATTATGAAACAGAACAGGGATCAATTAAGCGTTTAGCAGCTCACTCGGATAATACAGATATTCACGTAACTAAGGGCGACAAAGACAAATGGAACAGCCCTTGGAATGCAACCTGGAATAACGTCAGCCTAATTAATGGAGCACAACAATATCCAAACCTTCCGTTTCAGTTTTCTGTTGCTAATAACAGGTTAGAGCTTCGTGGTTCATTTGGATCTTTACCAGCTGCAGGAACAGTAGTTGCTAAATTCTCATACAAGACTTCCGCTTTATATGATTTTGGTGCAGAAATTGTTGGATCATATGGAACTGCAAGATTTGCATACACCCCTAATGGAGAACTTCGTTTTGATGGGACGGCTGTTACAAATTCTTCAGCAAGAGTTTCATTTACTGAGTCGATTCCATTATGGTAAAGGAGGAATACCAGAATGCCAATGCATGTTCTTTATTACGATGAAAACAATATGTACGCTGGAGAGGAATATGTTAATACTGATGTTTTGCCCCCTAACAGTACTAATGTTAAATGGGATCCTTCAATCCTTAATCCACGCTTCGATAAGAAGAAAAATACCTGGATTGAAGCTGCTACCGAGGAATACAAAGAAAGCATTAAACCCATAGAACCCGAACCTTCAAAGTTTGAGTTGCTGGAAAAGCAATTTGCGGATTTGTTCTATGTCGTTGCAACAGGCGGTGAGTAAATGGATTGGTTCGGATATATTAAAGGCTTTTTTGATAAAAAATTATGGGATGAGGAACAAGTTTATAACGTTGTCGGCAAGCGCATTACGCCCGAACAGTATGAAGAAATTGTAGGAAAGCCATACGAAAGTAATGAAAGCAAAGGAGAAATTAAATGACATCTAAAAAATTAAATCTCGGATTGATTGAAGAAAGCATAAGCAAATACGACAAGAAAGAAAAAGTGCAACTAACTGATGACGTTCATGTTTTTATTTACCCGTACTTCTCCCCTTCTCGTTTATCCAACTTGTTTAAACAGATAATTTCAGACCAAAAACAAGCTGAAGAAAAAGGGATTGACTTTAAGAAAATCAATTTTGTTGATTGGATAGCTTTTTCACTTATTAAAGAATTTGCGGATTTAGGCATTCCAAATGATATCAAGAACAAAGTCAAATGGTTTCACAGCCTCGTAGAATCTGAATTTTTCCCTTTGATTCTGAGTAGCTTCCCTGAAGAGAGCATAAAGAAACTTAATGAAACAACAAAGATGTTGCAAGAGAATTTAGATAAACTTTCAAACATATCTCCAGAAGAAATAAATGATCTCATCCTTAATAAGGTCGAAGAGATTGAAAATGAACAAAAGAGCTCTTTTTAAAGTGCTCTCTTTTACCACAATCTATTATATTTTGGATTTAAGTGCTTAATGAAACCAATGTAAGTGTTAAACATGTGGTTGATAAAAGTTTCATCAAAGTAGAACGTGTATTTAGACTTTTTGGGTTTACCGGTTTTTTTATCATATCGCTGGTGTTCCGTAAGCACGAGGCCTTTGGGGTGTTTTCCTTTTAGTTTTTTTATTTTTCCATTTTCGTGAACCAATGAATTTCTCAAATATTTAAATGTTAAAATTAGCTTCCACTCTCGCGAATTAAAAGGCTTATGCTCTTTGTTATTACAGTATATCTCAAGAAACCTCTTAGCTCTTACTATTCCGGTTTCATTTTTGTTTTTTAAATCACGGTATGTTTTATTCAAATTCAAACTCTCTGTTTTCAAATCACAATAACTGTTTAAAAAAGCTTCAAAATAAAAATAGGCCTGAAGGAAAATACCTTCTCTCATTAAAATTGGGTGAACACTTGAATATTCATGGTGGTCATCAAAAAAGATGCTATAGTATTCTTCTTTCTCTTTTTCACTTAAATTTTTGGCGCCTTCTTCAATCATTTCTTCACCTGATTTTACAACTTCTATATTGTGTTTCACTTGGAACTCATACAAATTTTTCAAAGTCTTTAAACGCAACAGAAACAAGTCTAAAGCTGCTCTACTTAAATCAACCATGTCCTAACACCTCATAATTAATTTATAGCAAAAAACTTCCTCCTAGAGGAAGAAGTTCATCGCCGCAAGAGCTGCCAGTATTTTCACTAGTGTCTCACTTGAGATTTTGATTGTGATCTCCATAACACTTCACCCTTTTGAGAGGGTAGGATTATCCAATAGGACACCCACTCATTTCCAGTAAAGCTCTTTAATTATAATAATCCATCAAGAATATATCAAGTCTATTGGGAAAGTTTCAAAGTGCTTACATTCTATACCTGGAGGTTATTATGAACCGTAAGAGAGATTTAGAGGAATTCTTAAAAGAATTGTATCGAATAGAACAAACATACGGATTCAAAGTAGGAACTGAAAACCCGCTCGACTTTTTAGTTTACATAGACAGCACTGACGAAAAGCTTTATTCGTACAGTTCTGGCAAGATTTCTGAATGGTGATAATCAATTAAAATCCATATTTTATGCAGATTAATAAGAGGATCTACTTCATTATAAACAAAAAACACCGTTCATTAGAGCGGTGTTATCGTTTTTAATTGAATTCAATTTCACTGGTTACTATGTCAGATGAAAACTTGGATTGGATTTCAAATCGTATACTATCTGGCTCAGAATTAAATACTAATACTGAAGGGAACAGAACATTATTTTTATGTTTAAGATAAGGTTGCTTAAAGGTAAGGATATCATAACCGTTCTGGTTATAGCACTCATAAATAAAAATATTGTTTAACCTTCTTTTAAAATTCTCTATCAATTGTTTAGCATTTTCTTCAACAGAGAAATATGGCATCACTGGAATAATTGTTTCAATTGGATATTCATCATAAGCGTTTATCAATAAAGATGACTTATCTTGAAAAAGCGGTAAAATATTTTCTTCGCATTCCTCAATTATCTGATACCCTGGTACGGGAATATCTTTAAGTTTGCAAAGTAAGCCTTCTTTAATAAATATTTTAACATCAATGTCTTCATCATAACGATCGCCTTGATTAGATAAACATAACCTTAAGTAATACTTTGAATCTAATTTTTTAAAGTAACTAATCCATTGATCGTATTCTTTAATATTATCAAAGAGCCTGTCAATTTCCTTTAATTTCTCTTTCGCTTTATCAGTTCCAACATATGTAACCGAACCAGTGATTATATGACTTACTTTTTGTTTTAACCCCCCTAGATCAAAAAAGCTAATTTGATTAATTTCTATATCATTATTTTCGGCAAAATCACAAATTGTTTTTTGTTTTAAGGTGCTAACGGCAACTTCCTGTGTAATACCTTCCATAAAAGCTAAAGTTACAGTTGGCCAGGAATTAGTTTTATTAGCTTCTTCTTGCTCACTAATCAAATGACACTGTTTTATGGAATCAAATTGTTTCATTATTTCTGTCTTTAGATGTGCAATAAATTCACTATTTAAAAAAGATGATCTAGTTACCTTCATATTTTCTATGGGCTCACCATCTGATACACCTTTAATTGATAATTCACTTTTTGATTCTGAAGGTTCTTCACCACCTTTAACATGTTTATCTAAAAAATAGAGAGTTAAATGATTAAGGAATTGTTGCTCAAATTCTTCTAAGGTGGAATAAGTACTGAAAATGCCTTTACCTTTGTACTTTTCCTTGAATTCTTGGATTTTTTGATACTGTTCCCAATTAACGTCAGATAGTTTAGCTTCCTTCTCACAGAAATAAAGAAAAACTTGTTTACCACTTTGGATTAGCTTTTCTATTTCCTCTTCAGTACCTGAACCATATTCGTCCGTAGGTGTTCCGAACCTTGTCCAAAAAACAGCCACTGCAGCATCACAATCTAATACAAATTGTTGATTCAACAGCTCCTGAGGCCTCCCACCAGATTGAGGATAAGAGTCCTTGCTCCAGTGTTTCGTATCAATAGAAATATTATTTATGCGCCCAAACATTCTGTTGAAATTGTCAACCTGTTCGTTTATGATTTGCAATTCTTCTTTTACATCGGAAGGGCATGAAATGAGTAAATCGTAATATGTTCTAGTCTTAGCCATTTAAATTAATTCTTCCTTTCAGTTATCATAAGCTTTATTCCTATTTTATCCTAATCAAGAAGTTATGTGTATTTTAATTTCAAAATAAAACCACCGGAATTTTCCGATGGTCAATTAATCGTGTATATATCAGCAGCAGCATCTGCCATTTGTTTTTCTGTAGGTATTGTATAACGCTGTACAACCGCCACGGTGTTCCCTAAGAACCTTGCAATCGTAGATAAGTCCCAGCCCCTCTTGGCTAATTCTGTAGCAAGCGTATGACGTAACATGTGTGGTGTTATCTCATATTCATTCAAGAGCATTTGAACTGTCCTTGTTGTTAGCTTCTTATTGGATCTACTAACAAAGACATATTCGGAATCATCATTTCTTGATTCAAGATACCGGCGAATATATTGAAACTTTTCTTTACTTATTGGAATGTCTCTAACTTTCTTCCCTTTTGATTTATTAATGTGAATTAGATAAGGATTCCCTTTCAAAGTCAGGTCTGCTTTCTTTAGATCAACAAGCTCTGAAACCCTCATACCAGTAAGACGCAACATATCAATGATGGCCAAGTCTCTATAATTGATTAGCTTTGGCTTATTCTTTCTGTCTCCGATCCGTTTTCTTATTGATTCAATGTAATTAACATCAACGGATTTTGGAGTTAATTCGGAGATGTGTTGTGTCTTAGTGATACGAATATCCTTAAAGGCTTCAAATTGTTCAGTGTAAATACAAAATGAGCGCATGCTGGCGTATATTCTGTTTATGCTTGCTGCCTTGTACCGCTCCCCTTGATTTGTTTTAATTGTGCCGTTTTCTAAAGCATCAATAAACAACTGAACAATCGTAGATGATAAGCGGTCAATCTTTAAGTCGTCATCGCTCAAGTATTTATTTAAAAGTTGAAGATCACGCTTATAACTTTGTTTCGTATTTTCAGCTTTCCTCAATTGGAAAATATATTCCTCTATAAGCTTACTATTATATTCTTGCATTATTCCACCCCTCATATTACTTATGCGAAATTGAGTCTCCCTTTAAATCACCCTTTATTTTATTAAATCATATCATTCTGTTTCGCATAAGTAAATGATCTATTTCGCATAATTAAACTTATGCGAAGTTATATCAAACCTTCTATTCTATTCAGCAAAGGAGCAACAAACCTAATGGCAAATAAAAAATTACGTGGTATCTATAAAATTGTTAACACAGTCAATAATAAAGTTTACATTGGTAGCTCGGTTGATATTGAATCAAGACAACAAGAACACAAAAGAGATTTAAGAAATGGGAAACATCATAATTACTTACTACAAAGAGATTGGAATAAGTATGGAGAAGAATCGTTTGAGTTTGTCACTATATCCACTCATGATACAAAATGTAAGCTTAGTGTATTAGAGTTTGAGACAATTGAAGAATATAAGAAACACCACACAATTTATAACATAAGCAATCCATTGGAAGAGCCAAGCAGGAGAAATGACCGAAGAGTAAACAAAGGAAAGAACTCAAAAGGTGTTGTTTATAAATATACTCAATCCTATGTCCTCCGATGTCTGACAGAAGAACTGTTCGATAAAGCAAGAGCATTACATAGCAATATAGGCAAACGTGCTTATTTCTTAAAGTCTGATGTTGATAAATGGATGATGAACTCTCTTCAGAATTCAGAAATAACAACCGATGATCGGCTGCCTGGTTTATTAAACAGATGGTATAATCAAGTTGGCTTTGCTATCCTTGAATCATCAGCTTATAAAAGACAATTGAATAAACTTGGTGTTTCTGTTCCTATGTTCAAAAACATTCTTGTCCCAAAAGATTTTGTTTCCGTATTAATCAGCATGAAAAAAGATCCCTCATGGATGCCAAGAAAACCCAAAGGGTTAACCCCTATACAACTGGATGCTTTACAACACACTTTGCTAGACTATAAACATGTTAAGCTTAGAGATAAGATTTCGATATGCTGTGACTTCTTCTCAAAGGAAATGACGAAAGCAAAGGAACAGATCAGTGAGCGGAAGTATTATAATAAGGATTCATTTGATGCCTATTTTAAGGATAAGATTAAAAGGAGTAATATCATTATGGATTGTGACATTGATAAGGTGTTACGCAAGATGTATTCTGAATTTGGCTTCAGAGCCTTTAAACGGATCAGTTATGAGCATATATTTGATCTATTGGGTATCACTGACCCTGATTGTAAAACCATACTTGCAAATGAACAAGTATTAGAACAACTTCACATTTACCCTTCTGTGGCTCATTTAAGCACCTCATCGTCCATTTAAATGACTATCTGTGACGAGTTTCTTCTATTATAATAGCAACAGAAAAACAATACCCCATTCTACATTCATACCTTATTACAAATTGTATTATGATGCAGCACAAAGTGTGTATTCTATATTCATAAATATGCATAAAAATAAGTGTTCGATTTAAATAACCTCGTTACGATCACGATAAACGATAAAAAAATATACACCGTTATGCAGACAAAAATGCAAAGTTTTTAAAATTTATTCTTGATTTTCATTTCAATGTGTGTTCTTCATTCAATTTTGAGGAAATCCATAAAAACCCCGTGAAATGCACGTATAATGTATGTTATATAGGGAATTCAATGCCAATATATAGGGGGTATATTAACATCTGAAAGCTAAAAAACAGGAACAAATGTACCCCTAGCACTTCCATTTCCACACCCAACCTATTTTTTAAGGGCTATTCCCTATCGTAATCGCTATCGTAAAACCCCATGATATCAACGTTTTTGCAACCTTTTCACCCTCTATTTTTAATGAATTCCAACAAAAAAAGCCCTAAAACATTGATATTACAGGCTTTTACGATAACGCTTATTATATTCACCTTAATCACGCCTTATTATCGTTGATATAGTGGGCTTTTTTGCATTTTTAGACTGAAATTACGAACACCCTTTATGGGGGTTAATTTAGATCAAAACACATTACGGAGCGGCTTACTATAAGCGGCTCTTTTATTATTTTTAGAAAGGATGTTTAAACAAAATGAGTCAAGATTTAAAGATCATACTCACACCCAAAGCTGATACTTCTTCAAAAACTGTCGAACAGTTAAATCAGCAAATTAAATCTTTAGAGAAAAAGCTTAATTCCCTTAATTTAAAGACCAATATTGATGCCTCTGCTTTAAAGACTCTCAACGACTTCTCCTCTGCGGTTGACACTTATCAAAAACATCTCAAATCCTTCAATCAAACAGTTAAAGAAACTACAACGATTACCAGAAATGCTGATGGTACTGTTGAAAAGCTGACGCAGCAATATAAGAAAAATGGCGAAATCATTCAGCGTGAAAAGAAATTCATCGACAATCGTAATCAATCATTACGTGAACAAACGCAAGAAGTTAACAGGCTTGCTCAAGCGACTGAAAAACTTGGTCAGGTACAGAAAAGAACAGAACAAAAGAATGCTCAAGGACAAACAACGAGGGTTACTCAAAAGAACCGTAATGGCTTTGACGATATTACCTATACAACTGATCCAAAAACAAACGCTACTACATCTAAAGTAACAACGAATTATGATCAGCAACGAAAAGCTATTGAACAATTAAAGCTGGATTTAGAAAAACTTAGACAGCAAGGAATTGTAACTGACACCACCCTCTCTTCTCTTGGCCGGAAATTAAACACTGCGCAAACAGCACAACAAATTGAAGCATTACAAAATAGAATTAAAATGCTCGATGATAAGTCTGCTGCAGTGGCAAAAAATAATGAACTCAGAAAAACTATTGAACTGTATCAACGCCAAGCACAAGTAAACGTACAAAACCTTAATACACGTTACGGCGATACAATGGGTGCCGGCAATAGACAAGCTACTCAAGATTATTTAAATGCAGTAAATAGTCTTAATGTAAGTGCCAGCGGTAGTAATATCAGATCTCAAATGCAAAGCTTGAACATGCAATTCAGGGAATTAGCTTCAAATGCTCAAACAGCGTCTAGTCAAGCCTCGTCTTTTGGTGCGGAGCTAACTCAAGCTTTCAAAAGTATGTCGACATATTTGATCTCCGGTTCTTTATTCTATGGTGCTATATCTGGACTCAAGGAAATGGTATCCCAAGCTGTTGAAATTGATACTCTAATGACAAACATCAGACGTGTGATGAATGAGCCTGATTATAAGTACAATGAGCTTCTTCAAGAGTCAATCAACTTAGGTGACACGCTTTCAAATAAGATCACCGACATCCTGCAAATGACTGGCGATTTTGGGCGTATGGGTTTTGATGAAAGCGAACTGTCTACTCTAACAAAAACCGCTCAGGTACTACAAAACGTCTCTGACTTGACTCCTGACGACACAGTTAACACTTTGACTGCCGCAATGTTAAATTTCAATATTGCCGCAAATGATTCCATTTCAATTGCAGATAAGCTTAATGAAGTCGATAACAACTATGCTGTAACTACAATGGATCTGGCTAACAGTATTAGAAAAGCTGGTTCAACAGCTTCCACATTTGGTGTTGAATTAAATGATTTAATCGGATACACCACAGCCATCGCAAGCACCACTCGTGAATCTGGGAATGTGGTTGGTAACTCATTAAAGACGATTTTCGCACGTATTGGGAATAACCAAAGCTCAATTAAAGCTTTAGATCAGATCGGAATTTCTGTAAAGACTGCGGGTGGAGAAGCTAAGTCAGCAAGTGAGTTGATTAATGAGGTAGCAGCCAAATGGGATACGTTAACTGATGCTCAAAGACAAAACACCTCTATTGGCGTTGCAAACATCCATCACTTATCTCGATTTAATGCAATGATGAACAACTTCTCTATTGCCCAGAATGCAGCCGCCACTGCAGCTAATTCCACAGGTAGCGCTTGGAGCGAACAACAGAAATACGCAGATAGCTTACAAGCAAGATTAAATAAGCTTCAAAACAATTTCACCGAATTGGCTATAGCTTCATCGGATGCCTTTATTAGTGATGGATTGATTAATGCTGTATCTGTAGTTGGGGATCTTCTGAAAGCTGTTACGTCAGCTGTAAAGGGTATTGGATTCCTTCCAATTGCTTTTATGACAGCAAACTTTGCTGTAGTTGGCTTTAATAAGAATATGCGTTTGCTTCAAACAGCAATGATTTTTGGGGCGAATTCTTTAACTGAAGCCCAAAGAGCAGCAATTGGTATAGAAGCGGGAATGACAAGAGCTACAATTGCTACAAGGTCATTTACTGTTGCATGGAGAGGTATGTTGGCATCTACAGTAGTAGGCGTTGCCTTTGCTGGTATTGGTTTTGCTTTAGAAAAAATAATTACAGCATTCGCTGATGCAAAGAAAGCAAAAGAAGACTTTGAACAAAGTCAGCAAACCAACATTGAAGCCATTACAACCAACAAAGACTCGACAGACAAACTGATCAAACAGTATAAGGAGCTTCAAAAAGCTAAAGATTCAAGAACCCTTACATCTGATGAAGAACAGGAATACCTTCAGGTTACCCAACAATTAGCACAATCATTTCCGGCTTTAATTAAAGGGTATGATTCTCAAGGTAATGCAATTCTAAAGAGTAATAAGGCTTTAGAAGAGGCTATTAAGAATACCAAAGAATATCTTGAGCTCAAAAAGATAGAGACAAAAGATGGTGCTATAAAGACATTCGAAGACGCTTCAAAAGGAATTGAAAAGTCTAAGGAAGAATTGAAGCAGTATGAGAAGATGGCCAAGGAATATTCAAAAGGCAAGAATTTCTGGTCTTTCTTTGAAAGTCCTATTTCAGATGAAAATGATTATAAGTTGGAAGCTGATAAAGCACAGCGGAATATAAATAGGGTTCAAAATGATATCTCTAGCGGTAATGCAAAAGTTAGGGACAGCGTACTATCCATTGCCGAAGCTTACAGTAAAATTGATATTAGTAATACGTTAAAGGCAAGTCTCACTGACATTGTTGATAAGCTCACTCTAAAAGATGATTTGAATCCTGATGATCTCGATAAATTCTCTTCTGCATTGGGTAAACTCCAAGAGAAAATGCAAACAGCGTTGAACTCAAACGATGAAAAAGCATTTGATAGCGCAAAAAAAGATCTGCAAGCCCTTTTGGAGACCTATTCGAAATCCGGTTCTTCTATTGATGTCTTTAAGTTGAGTTTTGATAAGGCACAAAAGAACATTAAAGATGGAGATAAGGCCATTTCTTCTGTTAAATCTGAGGTTGGTGATTTAGGGGAAACTCTTGCTGAGGCAGGTAACCAAGCTGAAGATTTTGGTCAAAAGCTTAAAGAAGCACTTGACGCAAATGATATCAGTCAGATTAAAGATGTAATCAAAGGCATGTCAGAATCAATGCAGTTTGACTCTGTTCAAGGCATTCTTAACGGGGATATTTTTAATAACACCAAAGAACAAGTTGCTCCTTTAAATGAACTTTTAGAAAAGATGGCTGAAGGAAAGAGCATTTCTGCCAATGAAGCTAATGCTCTAATCCAAAAAGATAAAGAATTAGCCAAAGCAATAAGTTATGAAAATGGTGTTATAAAGGTTAACCGAGATGAAGTAATTCGTCAGCGAAAAGTTAAGCTCGATGCATATAATGACATGGTTCAATATAGCAACCAGCTAATGAAAACCGAAGTTAACAACGCTATTAAAGCCTTAAATGCTGATACATTAAGGATTGACAGCCTCAGAAAGCTCCGAAGAGAGCGTAAGCTCGACATATCTGAAGCTGAACTGTCTCAACTTGAAGTTAAATCAATTAATAGTGTAGCTGATGCGAAGAAAGAATTACATAAGATCGAAACACAAATGTTACAGCCTGGTGGATACACGGATAGTGAAAGATCCCAGATGGATAGTGTAAGGTCGGCTATCCAGGCTTATATCTCAGCATCAGAAGAAGCTACATCTACTCAGGAAACAAACAAACAAGCGTTAATAGAATCAGGCACTTCACTTGAAAAATGGACAGACGAGCAAGAGAAAGCAAATGAAGAAACCAAAACGTCCATGTACGTGGCTGATAAATACAAGGAAGCTCTGGAGAAAGTCAACGCTGAAGTTGAAAAGTACAATAAGCAGGTAAACGATTATCCAAAGTATTCTCAAAGTTATCGAAATGCCCTGCAAAAAGAAATTAAAGCTCTCCAACAAAAGAAAAAGCTTATGCAGGAGCAAGCCAAACTCCTCAAGGATCAAATCAAGTCAGGGAACATTGCACAATACGGTATTGTAACCTCTTCCCTCTCCACTGGTTCATCTTCCGGTGGTTCTTATTCTTCCGGCGGCGGGTCTTACTCCGGTAAATACTCTAGCTACATTAATTCTGCCGCAAGCAAATACGGTGTTGATCCAGCTCTAATTGCAGCTGTAATCCAACAAGAATCAGGATTCAATGCAAGAACTCGTTCTGGAGCAGGCGCAGCCGGATTAATGCAGTTGATGCCTTCCACTGCTAAAAGCTTAGGTGTAAACAATGTTTATGATCCTTATCAGAGCATTATGGGTGGCACGAAATATTTAGCCCAACAACTAAGTAAATTTGGTGGCAATGTTGAGAAAGCACTTGCTGCTTATAATGCAGGGCCTGGTAATGTAATTAAATATGGCGGAGTCCCTCCCTTCAAAGAAACACAGAATTATGTTCAGAAGATCATGTCCAACTACACCAAGTCAATGACTTCTGCTAATTCATCCGTTGCAAGCTACTACCTGAAGAACAGTTCATTTAGAGTTAGCTCTGGGTATAAAGCACAAGATGGCGCTTACCGATCAACCCCACATAAAGGTATCGACTTCGCAGCCAAAGCTGGAACTGCAATTAAATCCGTTCAGAGTGGAAAAGTTCAAATTGCTGGTTATAGTAAAACTGCCGGTAACTGGGTCGTCATTCAGCAGGATGATGGAAAAGTTGCTAAGTATATGCATATGCTTGATACCCCCTCTGTTAAAGCCGGTCAAACTGTTAAAGCTGGCCAGACCATTGGTAAAGTTGGCAGTACGGGTAATTCAACAGGAAATCACCTTCATCTTCAAATTGAGGAAAACGGAAAGACAATTGACCCTGAGAAGTATTTAAAAGGTGTCGGTACATCTATTTCAGATGCATCTCAAGCTGAAGCAGAACGACAACAAGCAATAGCACAAGCCAAATCAGACCTCCTCTCTCTCCAAGGTGACATTAATTCAGTAAATGATCAGATACAAGAGCTTAGATATGAGATCGTTCAATCGAAGCTCGATGAATATGACAAACGTATTGGTGATTTTGATGTAAGAATCGCTAAAGACAAAGCGCTCGCTAGTCATTACCTGAGCGACAGTAAAGAATTCCGCAAGTATACCAATGATCAGAAAAAGGCTTTAACTGAACAGCAAAAGATTCAGAGTCAGAAGGTTTCTTTTATTGAAAAAGAAATCAAAACAAACAAAACTCTGAATGCCGCTCAAAGAGCACAGCTGTCTGAGGAATTAAAACAAGCTAAGATTGATCTCATCAATTTCCAAGAAGAAGTAAGAGAACTTCAGGGACAGCTTATCCAATCCAAAGTTGATGAAACACTTAACAAAATCGAAAAGTCTTCAAAGAAAACTGAATCCAAAATCAAAGATGTTGATAACAAGATTCAGATGACTACGGAAGACAAAGATAAAGTTAAGTACTACAGTCAGCAAGTCAAATTAGTACAGCAACAACAGGCTGAGGCCAAAAAATACATCAAGCAATTAGAGGAACAGAAAAAAGCAGCAAAGGGCTTTCCTGACATCCAGAAACAAATCACAGAGGAGATCGAAAATTGGAAAGATAAGCAGAAAGATTATAATCTTGAGCTTTATAATACCAAAAAATCGATCAAGGACATCTATAAATCCCTTGCTGATGAAGTTGTCTCCATCTACAAAGAGATGTACGAAAAGATGCGTGATATTGAATTAAAAGCGCACCAAAAAGCTACACAGGACTTGATTGATGAGATTGATAAAACTGATGATGAAGCTAAATTTCAAAAGCAGTTAAAAGAGAAACAAGATGGAATTCAGGAAATACAAGATAAACTAAACAAGCTTGCACTCGATGATTCCGAAAAAGGCAAGTCTGATTATAATGATTTGAAAAAAGAATTAGAAAAACAACAGATTGATTTAGATGAGTTTCTTAAAGATCGTGAGAACAGCAAACGAAAAGAATCGTTACAAGATCAGCTTCAAAAAGATGAAGATTCAATTAACAAGAAATATGATGATCTCGTTAATGATGAGCGTGGATTTAAGGATCTTGAGAAGAAGCTAATGGATGGCAAGATTACTGATATTGCTAAGCAACTGAATGAATTCTCTAAGTTCATTAACAGCAATATGGAGTCCATAGGGAAAAGCATCTCCAATAACCTTATCGATAAGCTTAAAGAAGCCTCCAATGCCCTTAATACTGTGACCAAAGGCAATAAAACTGGGAAAAAGGTATCCTCTTTTGCATCGGGTGGATATACAGGTACAGGACTAGGCGCAGGTAAGCTCGCCTTCCTACACGATAAAGAGCTCATCCTTAATAAAACCGACACTGCAAATATCTTGGATACAGTAAAAGCTGTACGTGAGAACAATACTCCAAGTGAAGAGACACCTAAATGGGGGCAAGGTGGAAAATTAGCAGCATTGATTAACAAGGGAATTACCTCTATACCATCAATAATTCCGAATATTAATCAATCGAGTCTATCTAATAGTTTGATCCCGAGTATTCAAAACATTGGTAAACCGATTTCAACACTCAATAATACTAAGGAAACAACCAAAAACATCTCCCCTGTATTCAACAATAATGTTACATTAAACGGGATTAATGATCCTAAACAGATTACTAATCAGGTAATGAAGGAACTAAATGAAAGACAAAAACAATACGGCATGGAATTTTAATCATTTAGAGTCGGTCTTAGGATCGGCTCTTTTAATTTTGGAGGTAGCTTATGTTTCGTGAAAAAATGTATTTCATGTATAACGGAAGACGATCAACCGACTTTGGCATAGTCAATTGTTCAGTTGATGATGGTTTATTTAGAGAAGAATTTTTAAGCAGCCGCTCAATAAATGAGACATCAGTAGCAGGCATTGATATACCGCATTTTGAAGGAGTGAAACGAGAACCGAGACAGCTCAAACTTCGCTTTTGGATGAGTGAATCATGGGATGAAAAGAAAATTAATGAAATTGTAGATTGGTTGGATGTTGATTACTATCAGCCGCTCTCCTTTATGCCTGAAGACTATGTTTATTATTGTCTCCCTGTAGATGTGACTGAAATAGTTCATAACGGCTTGAAAGAAGGGTATTTAGAGTTAAGTATGAGATGCGATTCCCCTTTTAGATATAGTCCCATTACTAGCCTACATCAAATCGTTGAGGACTATAAAACTGTTGAGATAAGAAACACGGGCAGAATTAAAATAACCCCTGAAATCACAATAGTTAAAAAAGGTAACGGAGATATTACCTTATCCAATCTTTCTAACTTTAAAGGAAAACCACTCACCATAACCAACCTTGAAGATGGTGAGACAATTATGATTGATGGAGAGTATGAAACCATTCAGTCAGACAAATATGGCAATTCACGATATGAAAATTGTAATGAAGAGTATTTGTGGCTTGTATATGGAGTAAATAGAGTTAAAGTCGAAGGCGGATGTCACATAGCTTTCACGTATCAATGTACACACAATTAAACGGAGGCTGGCTTATGAGAAAACGAATAAATAGAAATATTAAAGTCGATAAATTAAAGCTGTCATTAACAACCACAAATAAAATAAAAATAGCCAACGTCCTCCCCTTCTTTTCCGCCTCCACAACAGAAAATTTCGGGAGCGGCTATAATGAACTTTCATTTGAAATTCCGACAACTATTCTAAAACGTCATGTCAAGAAACGTAATCATATTGCGGATATTCTTAAAGTGGGATTCTTGATTAAAGCTAATTATAAAAATGAAGAACATTGGTATGTCATTACGAACGTGGATAGGAAGCAAGCAAGCGATTCTAAACGGATAGGAGTAAGCTGTAAAAGTCTTCACTATCTCCTATACAGAAAGAAAATTGATGCGTATGAAAACTTATCTCGAAATCTAACTGAAGCTGCTACGGATTGTTTAAAAACAACTGGATGGAATATTGGCTATGTTTATGAGGATTTTAATATTAAACGCCGCTCATTTGATGAAACCAGTACAAACCGGCTTGACCTTTTGTTTAAGATCGCTGAAACATTCGACGCAACATTGAAGTTTGACACTAAGAATGAAATTATACACTTCCATAAGAAAGAAGAGCTGTCCACATTTAAACATGTAAAGTTTAAACCAGGGCAATTTTTGATTGATGTTTCAGATCCGGACGACCTAGAAGAAGTTGTTACAAGACTTAGAGTTGTAGGTAAAGATGGAATTGGAATAAACTCAGTTAATCCAACAGGACAGCCCTATTTAGATGACTTTTCATTTTTCCTATACCCTTTTGAGCGTGATGAAAATAGAAATGTAATAAGATCAAGTGAACGAATAAGTGATGAACTGGCACATCGGATATTAGATTATAATGTGCTAATAAATGAGAATTCAACACGATTCAAAGCGCTTTTGAATGAAAAAACACAACTTGATAAACAAAGATCGCAATTAGAAGCAGAAAAAGCAGCACTTGAAATTGAAAGAAAACAGATTTTAGATAAGATTGAAGTTGCTAAGAGCGCAAAGGATCCAATTGATGATCTTAACAAACAACTGAGTGATAAACTTGTAGAGGTAAACAAAAACCAGAAAGAAATTGAAAATGTAGTCAGCAGCATTACGAAAAATGCAACTGACACTGAAAACCTTAGAGGATTGTTGTCCCAAGAGAATTTCTTCGGGGAAAAGCTAATGAGTGAACTGTCCAAGATTACATATGAAGATACCTGGACAAATGACAATATCTTTGATGAATCTGATTTATATGAAGCTGGTCTAAAAGAAATGGCAACCAAAAGTTCTCCGCCCATTAACATAACAAACCTTAGCGTATACAATTTCTTCAAGTGCATTGATCATCAATATTATTGGGATAAATTTGATCTAGGGGATATTGTTCAGGTTGTCAATGAAGAGCTCGGCATAAATGTAAAAGCAACGATAACGCAGATTGTCATTAATCATGATGATTCAACTATGGCATTGTCAATAACGAATGGTAAGCGTGCAGAAAGTGCCCTGGATAAACAAATCAAGTCCCGATACAAAACTCAAAAAGCAGCTTCCGAATTTAATCAAAGAAAACTGGACTACGAAAAAGTGTATTACAATTTCACGCAGAGAAATGATCAAATTTCTACTCCCGTTGATCCCCCTACCCTATCCTCTAAACAAACTTTGTCACACATTGTAAATGATAACGGTTCTGTTGACATTACTGTTGAGTGGAAATATCCCGATGATTACACAATTGATAAAAATAATATAGACGGCTTCAGAGTAATTGTATATGCCAGCGATTTACCGGATCAATACATGTTTGGAGCAACAATGGCACATGAAAATAGCTTGACTGTTGATAGAGAAAAACGTAAAGCGGTTTTCACAAGCCTTACTCCTAACAAGTATTACACATTTGGAGTACAAGCATATAGAAGCGTTGATCCCAATATTGCTACTGATGGATATATTAGATCTGACATTGTAGTCTCAAGTGTTAAATCAGAAAATCCATACCGCCCCTCTAATTCCGTTGAAGTGAAAGGAAGTCTCGATGGAAAAGTTAACGGACTTTATACAATATCTACAGAGACAAAGCCTATTGCGCCAGAATCGGGAACGATTTGGATCGATCCAAAGACTAATAAACAAGAGCTTTACAATGGCGAAGAGTGGATTGTGTCTTCTGCGGGATCGGCTGATTCATTAAATGGTTACACGACTTCAACGCTATCCACGCCTAATACAATACCTGTACGTAATGACCAAGGAATCATTATAGGTTCCATAGATGGCAACGCTGAGTTTCTTGGGGGTAAACTACACTCAGAATATGCGCTATCCTCTGATATTCCTCAGACTGCTAAAGGAACGTATGTAGGCGATGGAACAATTAGTAAACAGATATTGCTATCTTTCATTCCAACACATGTGAAAGTGTGGCCAGTGTCTTCTAATGATTCCATGTTATTAATTGATGAGACAGGAGGTTATACGTATCAGGTAAATGAAATGGGAATATACCTGGTTGGAGGAAACTCTACATACGGAAGTATAAACGAGCTTGGATTTATAACAGGCTCAGACAGCAATCAAAGAGGGAATAAATTAAATACAAAGTACATCTGGGAAGCATATAGGAATGTAAACTAAACAGGCATATCCTTATTGGATGCGTCTTTTTTTTGTTGGAATAGTGAGTGAAATAACCGATAATAAGTAAAGATGGGAAGGAGAGGTTAATTTGTCAAAAAAGAAAATCATACTTCTAATATCAACACTTAGTGTTGTGGTAGTTACTATTATTCTAGCTATAGCAATTCCGATGTACCTAAACAGATTAGACACCAGTAATTTAGACGCAATTGCCGAGAAAGTGGGAAGTGATAAGGGAGTAAAGAAAAACTTTAATCAAGTGTGGATGTCTAAAACCGATAAATCTAATGATAAAGTATACGACTTAGTTTTAGCAGCCAAGCCTTCTTTCACCCAGTTATCGGATAAAGAAAAGTTACTTACAGTGGGTGAAGTAATGGAAATTACGCAGAAAAACTCCAACTTGAATAAAATAGACTGTGGGAAAGAGAAGGTTTGTTCGATAGCTCATATTTTTGTTCATCCGGATAAACACGATAAGGCACTTAGATATGAAGTTGATTATGATCCATTAAATACCCCTGAAGAAAACACTTTACTAATAAAAGATCGTGTAGATGATAATCCTGAATCAACTGGTTTCCAAAGAAGAGAAGTTACATACAGCGAAAATGATGATGAACAGTCTGAAGATGAAGAATATCAGGAAAAGAAAATTGCTATTGGCATGACAAAGCAGGAAGTTATCCTACTTAAAGATTGGGGTAGGCCTCAGTCTATTCATAAGACAACCACATCATCAGGGATAAATGAACAATGGGTTTACGGTATTAGCAGATATCTATATTTCGATAATGGAGTATTAACAACAATACAAGAATAAAACAGCTCTATCCTTAACCGGATAGGGCTTTTTCTTTCGCAATGAAGCTGGTGAGGATCAAAGCGGTTGGGTTTATACCCGCTATATTAAAACGCTTGATTAAAACCGATTCCCTACACGGGAGTCTTTTTTTGTTTCAATACTTTTCTTTCTAAATGAAATTCTCCTTTATTCTAAATTCAAATGGTTGGACAAAATTAGAAATAATTAGTAAAATTCATTCAATATCAAACCAAGTTTTGAGCAAAAGGAGATTCTTATGATTAACAATGATCAAATAAAAGAAATAAAAAAATTTCTTAACAGGGATAAATCCTCAGATGAAATTCCGATCTACAATCCTGGTGGGACATTTAATAAATTCACCAGAAAAAAGAATGCTAGTTTCGAAACATTCCGTCCAAATTACAATTATCCTGATTATAATGCTGTGATTGGCTGGGACGGACAATCATACTACTACGGATATAAAGAGGGTTTCTTTCAAGCTGCACATATGTCCATTAAACCTGCTAAATATTATTCAGACAGTCTTGTTTATCCGATTATTTTTAATTATAGACACTATCTAGAGTTAGTGTTAAAAGAAAATATACTTAGATTTCAAATTTTTTTTCGTCTCCCCATCACTTATAAAAAGACTCACAATTTAATGCGTTTATTAGATGAACTAGAGAGCATTCTAGTTCCAAATAATCTCGGTTTTTTAATTAGCCCTACACAAAAAAAGGTTATTCAAGATTTCCATAAAATTGATTCAGTGAATGATGCCTTTAGATTTGTGTTCAATTCTGAAGGAAGTTTAAGCCACACGTATGATCATAAACAAATTAGCCTTTGGAATTTGCATTTTACAATGAATGAAATATACAATGATTTTACTAATATAGACTATCTTTTCGTACCTAATGCTGTTTTTCATGATGTATATTTGACTCCTCAGCATCAAAGTTTCATTGTTGCAATCTCCGCATATTTTACAGTTAAAAGTAATAGGAAGAGTATCAATTCCTTTAATAAACTTAAAAGCATTTTATTGAATTTCGAGCACCGATTAAGCCAAAGTGTAAATTACAAGTTTGTACAAAGCGGAATTGTACAGATTAGCCCCAACAGGTATGAAGCAACACTTTGTGAGCTTGGTCTAACTATAATTATTTATGTAAATAACGATCAGAATATTGAACATATCAAGATAAAATAATCACACACCCCCATTTTATTGGGGTTTTTCCGCAACCTAGATTTCCTTCCTCATCAAACGGGAGTAGCTGACGAACTGACAAAACTGGCCGCTCTATATAAAGATAACCTATTAACTCAGGCTGAATATGAGAGCCAAAAGAAAAAATTATTGTCTTAAAATGTACGGATATCACCAAATATATTTCTTGATAATGTTTGATCAAGGAGTATCTATGTTGATATCCTTTTTTTTCGTCAGATATTGAAATGTTAAGGAAATTTTTATCTTCCCAAATGGAAATAATATGATAAAATGTTACATATTTCGTAAATTGTGTTTATGAATAGGAGGCTTTAATTTGAAACAGTTAATCTCCTCATCAAAAGTCGGCGTGAAGATTAATGAGTGGTACAAGTATATCCGTATGTTTAGTGTTCCTGATGCAGAGGTGCTGAAATCAGAAGTTGAACAAGAAATAAACGCTATGGAAGAAAATCAAGATTTATTGTTGTACTATTCCCTCATGTGTTTTAGGCATCAATTAATGCTTGATTACCTAGAACCAAAAACCATGAATGAAGAACGACCTGAGATTTCTGACTTATTAGAAAAGATCGAAAGTAGCCAAGCTAAATTGAAAGGAATTCTTGAATATTACTTTAACTTTTTCCGTGGGATGTATGAATTTGAAGAATACGAATATCTTAAAGCGATAAGTTTTTACAAACAAGCGGAAAAGAAGCTGTCACTTGTAGCCGACGAGATTGAGCGAGCGGAGTTTCATTACAAAGTTGCTGAAATTTATTATCACATGAAACAAACACACATGTCGATGCACCATATTGTTCAAGCAATTGAAAGCTACAGAGCGCATGTAACCTATTCTGTTAGAGAAATTCAATGTTCTTTTGTTATTGGTCTAAATTATTTAGATATGGAGTATCCAGAAAAGGCTATCCCTCATTTTCAAAAAGCTTATAAAAAAGCACTTGAAATTGATATGCCAAGATTAGCTGGATCCGCTCTATATAATTTAGGGATTTCCTCTTTTTCTGAAGAAAAGTTCGACGAGGCTATTGAGTATTTCAAAGAAGGAGTGTTGGTCTATGAGCAAAACGGATATGAACATGCTAACCGCTTATTAGACATTCTTTTCATGTTAGCGAAAACGAACTTTAAGGTAAATAAGAAAACTGACGGAACAGCTGCTTATAACCATGGACTGTCATTGGCTAGAAACTTAAATGATGAAGTATTAACCAAAATGTTTGATTTCCTGAATGCCCTTTACATTGACGATAACAAAGAAACACTAAATGAGATTCTTGCTTATTTAGAATTTAAAACAATGTTTTCCGATGTGGAGGACTTAGCAACCGACGCAGCGAAGTATTATACAAAAAATGAAGACCATAAAGCGGCTGGATTATTTTATGAGAAAGTGCTTTATGCCCAAAAACAAATTCAGAGAGGGGATTGTCTTTATGAAATTTAAAGCTGCATCAGTATTTATCTTGTTTATTGTACTACTTGGTTTTTTAGGTATTTATTTTGCTTCAAATCCATCAGAAATGCATGAGGCCAGACGTGGGCATACTGCTAGTATCCCTTATACCGCTCATACTGGTGATATGCACACGATTAAGTACAATATCTAAACAAAAAGCCCCTCTCCTATTAGGATTGGGGTATTTTTTTCATTAATATTTACATGGCTTTTCTTCACAACCAGGCTTTTCTTTTGCATCAACGTATGATGAAGTTATGATATTGTTTGACTTGTCATATATTCCCCAAAATTCTTTTGTCTTATCACCGTTCAGATATCCTTCTGCATTAATTCCACCCATAGGATCCATTTTATAATCAGTTGAAAAACTTATCTTCTCTATACCTTCGTAATTTGCATTTATGTAATCAGTCATACGCTTTTTTGCTTTTTCAAATAGCTCTAATTCAGCAGTTTTATTTTTTTCTTGTCTTTCATCATATTGATGTTTCATGAATATTCCCCCGAATGCTATAATGATGATTATCAATAGCAGGATAATAATGTATTTTTTCATAAAACCATCCTTTCAAGTGTTATTTTACATGAGGAGTGTGTGATTGTACATGAGCAAGAAGGTCAGTGTACCCACATTATCTGATCAAGAGTATTACTCTATCAGTCAACTAACTTATCGACATGATTATTTAAAGAAACACTACTCGAAAAAGATTCCTGTTAACACCATCTCAGGGAAGCGGTTTTACATAGATAAAATTAAAAATGATCCAGATACAGGCCTAGATGTCTATGTCTTTGTTCAAGCCGTGAAAAAGAGCAACAAGTGGGTTAAACCAAGCGAACCAGAAAACGTTGTCGTGGGATTCCAAGGTACAAACCAGGAACAAATCAAAGCGGACATTATTAAAGCAGATGGCGGGAACGTTGTTATGGGTATAGACCCAAAAAAGAAAGTTCAATACCTTATGAAAAAGGATGCTCCGCCCTATTCAAAAGCAATTGCACCATATACAGCAAGCATGGGACAAATTGCAATGGTTGAAAGCGGAAAATACAAAGTGGTCACAAAAACATCTCAGTTTGATCAAGGAGATAAACTTCTGGCCAATGAAGTAAAGAAATATGCAGGGAAAAAGACAGTTATCTCTACAACTGGGCATTCACTCGGTGGAGCGGATGCGGAATATGCCGGCGTAAACAATAATATATACAGTGTCGCTTTCAATAATCCATCCATTGTTAAGCTCCATGATAAAGAAACTCAAAAAAAGATAAGAAATGGCGAGTTTGATGCATATCATAAGGCAATTATTAACCCTGATGATATGGTGGGCTCAGGATGGCTTTTAGAGTATGAGCGGCATAACGGAACAACCATATACACTAAAGACCCTTCTCTTTCACGTACAAGCCGCTCATTGAGATTAAGTCCCGCTCAAGGTATCACAGGTGTATTAAGCAGTTTACTTGCTGCGTTCTATGGTCAGGCATTCGCTAAAAATCCTGATACTCATAGTATGATTGACGCTAACTTTAAATTTGATGAACACGGGAACATAATTAATGTTAATGGTAGTGAACAAGTTTTCAATCAAAACATTAATACTATGACTGCTTATTCGGGGTTGAATGGACAAACGATTAAAGTTGATGTTACATATGCAAAGCAATTGGCGGAAAAGCTTCAATTGGCTATTGATGATCTAAAAACCAAAAAACAGAAGCTTGAACAATTCCCCCATGAACATGACAGTATGGTTAATGATGTAAAGCGTTCTTTTCAATCAAAAATAGGATCAAGTCCTTATGAAAATTTGACCTCTGATGACGTTAATCAAGCTATTCTTTATCATGCTCCCTCCTCTTCTGGTGGATCACCTGTTTTCTACAATACAGATGAACAACTACAAACTGAAGCAATGCTCCATTACTTAATAAGGGATTTAGAAGATATCTGTAACTTCATTGTGAAAATGGCTCAGGATATGGACGCAAAAGATCAAGAATTAGCAAAATGGCTAAGATTATAAGGAGGCTGTGAATTGACACCATATGGGGTAAACATGGATGCAGATGAGTTTTATAAGAAGCTTCAGCAGAATGAGGCGCTAAAGAGGCAAGTAGCAGCGACATTGCAATCTCATTGTTCAGAACTTAAAACAGATTTAAAACAGGCAACTGATTTTGCATCCGCTCAAGAAATCATAACTGAATTATATATCGCCCTTCTCTCTTCATTTGAAGGAAAATCAAAAGAGGCATTAACACAACGCCTTGCTGAAAATGCCAATATGCTTATAGATGTTTTGGAAAGCAGAAATAAACTTTTGAATAGCATAGAAATAAAATAAGCCCCATATACGGGGCTTTATCCTTTTTAAGTATTACTTATGAAGTCCCAAACTCTTAAACTCTTTCCAAATTTTCTCTATGAATAAGATTGGGGGAAGATGTGTTGTACGTAGTAGCTCACTATCTTCTGGATGATCTTTAAAGTAACGTAAAGCATATGATCTTCTTAAACTTGCGTTTGTAGCATTCTTAAATTCTGGATCGTTAAAAATATTGTCTTTGATCTCCTGTGTTTTTTGATCAAGTGCTTTTTTCCGCTTCTCTGTTATTTCCATGATTTTTTCTTCGGGAATCGCATCTCCCACTTCCTCTACTAAGGCATACCCCACTGTATCGCCATCAGAAAGTTCGAATAGTTCTTCTCTTATTGTGGTGTTATAAAAGACAAAGCCATCTTTCACATAAAACATAATAAGTTCAGATGGTTGATCAAAATTTATATTATCTAATTTTTCATTGTACTCATTAACCTTTTCAGACAACAAATGCTGTATTTCTGAGTCCTCAAACCAAGTATGATACTCTTCAGGGATATAATAATCCTCTTTGTCCTCATAATCATACATGTAAAATAATAAATTATTGTCCACATGTTTATGAAAGTCTAAAAAGCCCTCTTGACTCGGCAATAGAATTTTTTGATTTTCAGTATCCATATCCCCTTCTATAAGTGTAAAGCCCATCTTAACCGCTAGATTTTCTAATTCATCCTTTGAAATAATCAGCTCTTTTTGATGTCTCAATTCCCACACTCTCCCTTATCAATGTCTCAATTCAATAATACATTCCCTCTGTTCAAAAAGTGAAGAAACTCAGGGGAAAACTTTTAAGAATAAAAATAAAATAAATTTCAATAAACCTATTCACAATTATTAATAGGTATGTTATAATAAATGTATAAGGAGGTGAGGAAATGCTAGACAATATGATAAAAGTCCTTCAAATTATCTTCTACGTCGTCTCTATCGGATGGATAGCGCAACAATCAAACGATAGCGAGAAGAAAAATAAGAAGGACTAACCAGAGATTAGGGAAGCGAGCCACTAACTCGCTTCTCAATATCATTATAATCAGTCTAGCATAAAAAATGAAGAAAAATCAAAAGTTCATCTTTTCATTAATTTTATTGTCTGCTGCAGCAATTGGCTTACGCTCATTTTGGACAAACTCATTTACAACTGCAGTAATGGTCATCATGGTTCTGTTAACTGTGTATGCCATCATCAAAGACATGATTTCAAGGAGAAAATAACATGGAATATCACCTAAAGAGTCGCCAGGAAGTTGAGGACTTCATAAAAACCGAAGTCCTTACTACTCCTGAAGCCAAAGAAATATTAGGCGTAACCACAACACGTATGAGTCAATTAATATCAGGTGGAAAGTTAACGCCCATAAAAAAGCTTAGAGGAGTCAGTTTATTCCTACGCTCAGACATAGAGCAGAAGAAAAAAGAGCTTGAAGAATCAAGAAAGAAATATCGTCCATACGACAAATAACCCCCTCACAAATAACTGTGAAGGGGTCTTTTTTATTTTATTGATACTTCAATTTCTTTTCCATGTGTTAATCGGTTATCTTTGCTTCTATCGCTTAAAAGAACATCAGCCGTTTTTAGACGAACTTTCTTTGTTGAAGTGGTTACAGGAACCGTTACGAAGCTATTTTCTTGAGAAGAGTTCCCAAGGATTTCGATGTTTTCAGGGTTAGGGTAACGCATCATGCGATTGTAGCCTAAATCCTTTTGAACACCGTCAACAACTGCATATTCAAATCCAGACCAATTAATTTGATCTGCCTTATTGTTTTTTAGGGTGTAGGTTATTTGAGCATATGTAAACTTGTCTAAATCTTGCTTAAGTGAATTAGTAAGATCATTTTTGTATTCCTCGTTCATCTCTGTAACAGTTAAAACTTTTACACCGGTTAAATAGATGCTTAGATTACCAACTTTAAGAACCTGGTTTAAATCTTTACGAGACTCCAACGTAACTTTCCCAACGCTTGGATCTTCAATACTGTCACCAACAACAGCCAAGGTTTTTTTCTCTCCTTGTTCAGTTGTTTCTGTGTCATCAGCTTTTTCAGAGTTAACTGCTGTGTTTGTTGTTTTACTTTGTTTCGAATCATTCACCGATTCTGAATTGCTACCACATGCAGTTAATGAAAAGCACATAAGAGCAATAAAAAAAAGCGTAAATTTCTTCATATGTAATTTTTCCCCCTTTATGGTTTAGGTAAATAATACCACGTTTAGAAGGGGGGGAATACTGCCTATTTAAAAATGTTTTTCATTAGTTTGCTGGTCGCTCTTCCTGCTGCTGTCTTGCTACACGTTTACCTAATGTACCATTCTTAACGGCTTGTACGTCTCCTAAAACACGAGCAGACTTATAAAAAAGGCTTCTAATCTTACTGATACTCATGTTATCCCATCCCGCTCACCTGTCCGTACAGTAAAACAGCAAATGCAATACTTTTGTTTAAGACTCTTTAGTGTCATCCTCAATTATTTCTATTAGATCAGTTATTTCACACTCAAGGGCTTTGCATAGCTTTTCAAGAGTATCAAATTTGATTCCGTCAGTTTCTTCATAATAGAGTCTTGAAATTCCGTTTCTATGGAGGCCTGTTTTTCGTGAAACCTCAGCAATATTAACTTTGCGTTCCCCCATTACTCTTGATAAATGCACCTTAATCAATTTTTCGACTCCTTTATTTCAATGGTTTTGTTTAATAAAAGTATACAGCAAATAAAATAAAATGCAAATTTATCGTTGACTTTGCACACTACAGTGTGTATTATTGAATTAAAGGAACACCACAGTGTGCAAAACATCACTTATATAAACTATAGGCACATCGAAAGGAGCGGAAAATGGAGCGGGTTACGATTTATAGCATTGAAACCATACATGAGCAACTGGAGATTTTCAAAGGCTACTTAGTTAATGAAAAACAAGTTGTCTACGTAAATCAAAACACTTTGAATCTAGCTGATGCTTTACAGTACGGTTCCCCTTATCAAGACACTTACATCATTGATGGTGTCAATTACATTCTTGATGAAGGCAAGCACGTTGAAGATGAATACACCTACATTCAGAAAACGTTAGATGCTTTTAAGGAAGTTGATGCATTCACCTACATCACACAAATATTCAACAGTGATGATTACGGGACAATCATTCATAACGGTAAAGGTGTATTAGACCATTTTGTTCTACAGAGACGAAAAGCGGGCAATGCGATAATCAAAAAGAAAAAAAGATGGCGTTGATAAATCCCCTTTCCCCACTTCTGGGGAATAAATCCATTCACTTAATTAAAAATTAACTTTCATAATGAAACCTTTTGAATGAACTATCGTATTACTATAGACAGGTGTCTAATGACCTACCTTCAACACCTAACAGGAGGAATTCAAGTGAAACGCATTACAATTGAATACCATGATAATAGTGATGTAGATGTTTTTAAGGGTTACTTGATTAAAGACAATTTAGCTATCTATGCTGAACAAGGCTTATCAACTGTTCTAATCAATGTAAAGCCGGTAAACCACAATATGAGCCGCTACATAGAATCTGAGTACATCGGAGACTTAGACAAAGGCAAACATGTCAGAGACGATTTTCATTACATTAAAAGCCTTGTGGACGCTTTGAACGATATGAGCGGTTTAGAGTTATTGGAGAACTGTGGAAACATTAATTGCTCTCACGTGGAATTAGATGGTCAAAAAATAATTGAATATTCAAAACATAAGGAGCGCAATCAATATGCAAATTAATCAAGAAGTATCCGTAAAATCAAAAGTTTCTCGCTCAGGAGTTGAGCGGGGAACAATTGTTGACATCTACCCTGAAACAAACACATTTGAAATTTGCTATTTTGACGGTACATATGATGAAAAACACTTTGACGAGATTGTATAAGTAAACAAACAACACTAGGAGGAATTGAACATGCAACAAGTATTGAATAACAGAGAATTGTTAAAAGGCTCAGAAGAAAGTATCTTAGAAGCATTGAGAAGTATTGTAGCAATTAACCCACTAGACAGCTTAGGTATAGATGAAGGTGAAAGAGAATTCGATGTTCATTTGGACATTAAAATGAGCGCTTCATTTCGCACACCAAAGAAATTCCGGAGTGCAGAAGAAACACAGCATTACTATAAGAAACTGCTTCACACATTAAATATTGTCATGCCTTACCTCTCAATGATGGTAGAAGGTGGAGATATTGTTACAGCAGCAGTCGATGAATGGGAAACAGAAAATATCAAAGCATTTGAGACATGGGAATGAGTAAGACGGATTTACATAACGAGCGGTTCTGTCAGGTTGTATTTGGGGGATTGATCGTAGTTATACCAGCTTTGAGCATATTGTGCATAGCGTGGTTTGGGTGATTAGGAAGAGTGTCACCAGCACTCTCCTAATCTGATGGGTTAGTACACTCCCATTGTATTTAAACATTACAATTTAATCAAGGGGATAACTGAAATGAAAAACACATATACCACTTATGAATTTAAAGCATATGATAGGCGAAATAAATTGTTAAAAGAAAGGTTTACATGCAATTACAAAGATCATCTTTATTCAATCATAGAGTGGATTATCAAGAAATGTCCTACCGTTGATGTGATTGAATGCATGGTATCTGAAGTTAGTGAGCTTGCTTTCCTTGAGAGTGAGTATGTCGATATCTTCACGGTGTGGAAAGCAGACGATTAA